AAACGCACCACTAAGATACCCACTCGGGATCATCGATCAACGCACAGACTTCATGCTATTTGAAGAGTTGGATTATAAACAAGTTTTTGGTGGCAGCGAGGAATCCAACTCAGGCACTCTAATTGATACTGCTAGAAGTGGCCTGGCATTGAGAACTGCCAATAGTGTGTATGCAAATTCCAAGTCCAAAAATAGCGTTATTCTACCAATTCCAGGTAATATCTCAGACTCACAAGCAGTAACATATGGTGAGGATAATCTTAACTCTTTAGCAGCTGCCGCTGTTTCAGCAGTTGCAGATGGCGTAAGAAGTGACAATTTAATAAGTGGAATCACCGACATCTTCAAAAAAACCATGTCCACAGTTGGAGAAATTGGTGGAAGTGCAGGAGCAGGTGACGCTAGTTCTTTATTCTTTGGTTCAATGGCAGCAAATGTCTTTGGTGCCAATACATCCTTTGAAAATATACTTTCTAGATCGACTGGTCAAATCCTCAATCCCAACTTAGAACTTTTGTTCACTGGTGTTGCTCTAAGATCATTCACATTTGACTTTAACTTTGTACCTAGATCTGAAACTGAAGGTGAAAAAGTAAAAGAGATCATTCGCGTTTTCAAAAAGGCAATGTCTGCCAGGAAAACATCTGGCATCACTAATCTTATGATCAAATCACCAAATGTATTTCGACTGTCTTACAAAACAGGAAACAGAGATCATCCATTCTTGAATAAGTTTAAGGTCATGGCTCTGGAGAATATGGCAGTCAACTATACTGCATCTGGTCAGTATGCAACATATGATAACGGAACTCCTGTTCATATGCAAATGCAGTTGGCATTCAAAGAACTCAATCCCATCTACGCTGAAGATTATGATGATGGTACAGGATTAGAAGGAGTAGGATACTAATGGGTTATTTTAGAGAAGTCCCTGACCTAGATTATATCTCTCCATTAGAGGACAGGAATGGTTCCCAGGACTTTATAAAAGCAAAGAATCTCTTTCGTAGAGTTAAACTCAGAGATGACATCAAGGGTGTTGTAGAACTCTATAATGAGTATCAGATTGAAGGTAATGATAGACCTGATGTCGTAGCACAAAAAGTCTATGGCAACCCAGGACTAGATTGGGTTATTCTTATAACCAACAATATCATCAATGTTAGAAATGAATGGCCTCTATCTGATAGAGATCTAAGAACTTTCTGCTCTGAGAAGTATGGTTCAAAGATTACCGATATACGTTATTATGAAACAACTCAGGTCAAAGATTCTAATAATCGTCTTATTCTCGGCGCTGGAAGTATCGTTGATGCTAACTTTACTATTCCTGATCCAGATGATAAGACAGCAACTCTAAATCCAGTTGCAGGTGTTACAAATATTGATTATGAAACTAGAAAGAATGATGAGAAGAGAGGCATCTTTATTCTGAGAAGAGAGTATCTATCACAGTTCTTGGAGGACACTAAGACTGAGATGTTCTATAGAAGATCTAGTCAGTATGTTACAAGTGATCTCAAGAGAGGCGATAACATCAGAACAAAGTCACCCTAATCTAAATAACTGGGTACATTCTTAGTTAAAATTATGGCCGCCAAAGGATCAGCAGCGAAGTCTGCAAGTGGTGCAGCTATGTCCAGGTATGATGTGGAAGTAGAGGCACGATTAAAAGCATTAGAAGGAGCACAACATAGTCACAGTGGTGGCGATAGTGCTGATCTCTTACAAAGAATCGAGGCTCTTGAGACTGCCTTAGGACATCTCAAGAAAACCTCGATTTGGAATAGTAAGTGGGATTAAGTTATAATTTTCCTAGTTACAGATGGGGTGGTAGTAAGACTATCACCCCATTTTTTTACCACTAGGCGGTCTATTCTGCCAACTTCTGGAAGTAAGAGAGAGTCTCGTCTTCTTCCTCAGTTGCAGAGGAAGAGAGGTTAGCAAGTTCGGAACGGAGATCGTCATCTAGTTCAGCGACTTTGCCACGACCTTCACTTTCATCTTCCAGATCCTCTTCCACACGAGCGGGACGAGGAGGATTCGTCTTACCAAGAACTAGTTCAAGGCGAGCCTTCAGTTCATCATAAGACTTGAATTGATCTGGTGCAAGGAACTCTTGGAGAGAGTATTCTTTGTTCCAGATTGCTTCCATCTCCTCATCTTCGTCAAGAAGAGGACCCTGAATAGCGAATTCACTGGAGTCATAATTCCAATAACCAGCAACGCGCTTGATCTTCAGTTTGAAGTTAGCACCTTGCCAGAAATCAAAGGGGTTGATGGGAGTTTCGTCTTCAAATTCAGGTTGCATTGCAGCCATGATCTTGTCAAAGATCTTCTTACCGTACTTGTACAGGAAGACCTTACCCTCATTCTGAGGATTAGCGGGGTCTTTGACAACATAGATGTTGCTAATGTAAGACAGTTTACGCTTTTGCTTGCGTGCCTGTTCTTTACCAGCGTCAGTACCGTTATTCCAGAGTTGCGAGTTGAACTCCGAAACAGGATCATCCTTACCGAGAGTAGTCAAGGAGTTTTCGATATACCACTGACCACCAGGGCCGGTAAAAGCATGAGAGTATACCTTGGCGAAAGGCATGTCCTCACCATCAGGGGGAGGAAGGAAGCGGATAACGGCATAACCATTACCTGCTTTGTCTACTTCAGGTTTCCACAAGCGTTCGTCGCTAGAACCAGCAGACTTGTTCATCTTCTCGACTTGGTTGACCAGTTTAGAGGTCAGAGAGCCGAGTTTGGATTGTTTCTTTAGATTAGCAAATGACATTGGATGATTGGATAGTGTTGGATGAAGACGACTTTATCATACCAGAGGAATGAAAGGTTGTCAAGCCTACTTGACGATATTTAGGGACTGTTGTGACATCTCTTGTGCCATGTGTCCAGTGGTTCCCTCCATAGGCATCATAGCATAGAAACCATGGATAACAGTCTTAGATTGCTCTTTGTTTAGAACATCTTTATACGAGTGTGTCAGTCCATTGGCGAAGAGATAAAGAGTTCCCTTCTTACACTCAGCGGTATAATTGAGGTATGGGAATACCATACCAGCACCAGGAGAATCAGTGAGACAAAGGAACCAGGTCATCATCCTAGGCATGGTGTACTGATTCATGTTGTCATAGTGAAGCATATTATATCCTTCACCTGGTTTGTAGTGCTGAAAACCTACAATTGGTTCCATTCTCCAGTGTTGTGCCACTTCAAGAATTGGATATTGCTTGACGTATTCAGCTGCTCCACCGAATAAAGCGTTATTGATCTGAGTAATGACGAACTCTTGATCTTTCTCTTTAGATTCTGGACTGATCCAAAGTTCAGTTCCTTTCTTTGCTTTGCCGTCGTTTGTAAAAAATGATTGTGCAGGTTGCTGCAGTTTCTTATTCTTTTTGTAAAATGCAAGCAAGTTGTTGCATTCAGCATCAGTCGCAGCGTTCTCTTTTACGAGAATACCAGGGACTGGAAATTCATACTGGCTCATTACTATATGGTGGACTGTCAAGGATGTTTTGGATTGATCGAATCATGCCATCAAACATTTGCATGACAGAAACTTGATCAGAGAATCCCATCATTAAAGCAGATTGTTCAATTTTCTCTTTCATTGCCTTAGCATCTTCATCTTCGCTAAGACAAATTCTTGTGTAGAGAACTCTTTGCTTTTCCACGAGTGCAACAAGGTTAACGAGATGCTCTTTTTGCTCATCGTGTGGCAATGCTGGAAAGGCAAACAGATCTCCATGGATTTCAGATTGAAGTCTTTCAATCTCTTCCAACTCTCCTCTTACTATATCAGACTCAAAAAACTCAGACATTTTCTCTAACAGGTTTTGAAATATTTAGAGTGGTAACTTTGCTCTTGTAGTCTTCTTCATGAAGTTCAACTCCATAGCATCTCGTTTGAGTTTTTCCTTCAGTGGTTTCGACACCAACTTAGGGATAGTATCAATCTCGACACCGTTGACTTCACAGTAGAGAACAATAGCATCAATGTAGTTGATGTTATCATCCTTCACAATCTTCTCGATCGCTACAGCAAACTTTTCTGGGGTGAGAAATTTCTTGGCGATCTCCGCCTGTAATTCATTGTCCATGATTGGCGGCGAGATGATTTTCAGCAAAGTTTCGGATGTATCTAGTAAGCATTCTAATGTATTTTGTCTTGTCATATTCCTCATAAATTTCACAGGTTCCGTCTTCACATGCCATGATGATGACAAACTTTTTGACGGAAATATTAGTCATTTCATAGAACATGCAGGCATAAGCCGCACATTGTACGAAGTAGTGGTCAATCCACTCTCGTTTCTTTGGTTTAGCAGATGTTTTGAAGTCGATGATTGCAAGTTCTCCATCAAACTCAGCAATACAATCAACGGTGCCTGCCACACCTAAAAACTCGCTGTAGAGACCAGACTCTAGACAGTATACATTGTTGATGCGTTCTAGATCTTTCTTTGCAATATTGAACAGCAAGTGTGACAGTGGTTGCACTGTCGGTTGCTTTTCATTATTAAGAAATGCCTCAGTGAGAGTGTGCATATCGGTGCCACGACTAGTTGCCTTGGCAGTCTTCCGATTTGCTGCTTCTTCTCCAACTCGCTCTCGCCAAGCTTTGAACTTGTGAGCGTTGAAGAAAGAAATAACGGTGGTGATGGAGATCAGAAGTTGTTCTACACCACCAACTTTATAAAAACGCTTTCCCTCGATAGTTGTTCGCTCTAATGAAGGAAGATCAATTTGGATATGGTTAAACATCAAAAGCCCATTGCTAGTTTATGTACGAGATACTCTTTAACGAGACCAGAACGTACAATGTCGTCAACTCCAAATTCGATCAGATCAAAAGATTCCATTTGCTGAATAATGCGAACGAAATCTAGAATACCATTTCTCTCATTGGACTTGGTGAGGTCAGATTGTGATGCGTCTCCGCAGAACATAATCTTAGCGTTTTCACCAACTCTCGTAATTATACTATCAAGTTCGTGAAAATTCAAGTTCTGACACTCATCAACGATAACAATAGCGTCATCAATGGTTGTACCACGAATAAAGGATGTAGACCAGAAAGAAATAGTTTCCTGTTGCTTCAGATTACCATAAAGCATCTCAAAGTCTGAGTCTGAGGGGAGCTCGAACATGTATTTGACCATGTTCTTATAAGGAATCTGATACAGCGAAGACTTATCTTCGTGATCTCCAGGTAGGAATCCGATCTCTCTGGTAGATACCAAAGAACGGACGATATAAATTTTGCGATAGGGCGTATCTTCACTCAGAACTTCTTTCAATGCGTTGTAAAGAACAACGAATGTTTTACCAGTTCCAGCAGCCCCGTAAGCAAATAAATTTTTGCCTTCCAAATAAGAATCAAAAAGTTTGATTTGATTCTCTGTAAGGGGATTAATGTCTGTTAGTAAATCCGCGTTGAGCGGTTTCTTTCTCTTCAGTTGTTTCGCGGTAAGACCTGCGCCAACATTATTGTTGACGGATGACTTTCTTCTTGGCATAAAGGGAGATTAGATTTTCTTTACTCGGGATCCAGGTGCTTGGGCTGCACGTCCTAAAACGTCATTCCAACCAGGGTTTTTAGCGATCAGTTTATCACGCCATTCACCTACATCTTGGGCTGAGGGACATGTAGAAGGATCTGAATAGTCTCGCATCCAATCTGGATTGTCCTCTTTCCATTGATCCCAGTCATGAACACTCATCACGACTTCTTTCTGCTCTCCAGTTTTTTGATTGACTACAGGGTAAGTTGCCATAATATGTTTCGATGTGTTTTATTTAGACCCACTCTAGTGCCTCTGCACAAGTGGGGAACTGCTCAATGAATACCTTTTTACAGTTTTCTGCAATGACCATATGTTCCTTCTGTGTGCCATGAGCAGAGCGAAGATCAATATAGTGCATCCATGAACGGACGGATCCACTCATGTAGATTTTGGTGGGTGTGCTGAGTGGAAGTACCATTCTAGCACATTCCTTTGCCACACCGATGTCCAACATGTACTTATAGAGATCTAGCGCATCCGCAAAATGTTGGCGGATCTCTTTATGCAGTCGATGTACCTGTTCTTCATCCAGGTCGTCAATTGAGTTTTGACGATTCTTGGTGTCCTGCCTACGGAGTTCTGGTAGGGGGATCTCCTCTGAGAGTAAGGAGGAATCAGCATAACGTTGGGAAAACTCTTGATATGTGAACGAACGGTGACGTAAAATTTGAGCGGCTATGGCACGAGTCGTATGGATCTCGACAGTCATAAAAGCCTGTTCAAACACAGACCAATGATTATGCTTGATACAATAACGCAGAAGACCAGCATAGTTTGGGTTTTCCTGATTACTAGGATTGCTTACCCTGGCGACATACGCCATCATCTGTTCCGCTTCCGGCGTCACACTGACAAGACTCACACTTCCTAATGGATTTTTCATTCTGTTTGATTTTCTTCTTGATCATTTTAGCATACATCACATCCTCTTGGGTATACCATTCAGGGTGCTTCTTGTATCGCTTGATTATTTTCTTGGCTGCTTTTTTATCTTCCATACTAGGGTTTTTGAATTATTTAGTATGAAAAAAGGAGGGGTGTTACCCCCTCCTATTATACACCGGATCTACCGATAGTAAACGTTCAAAGTATTCAGTCAAATGTATGTTGTAACAAGACCAATAAGTGCATCCTCTATATTTTAGTTGATAGCAACTTGGAGGTCTGTTATCTTTATCCATGTCATCATGATGATAGACATAGGATATCATTTGCTATAGGTTCTCCCACGATAGCAGAATGATCCATGAGTTTCCTTGGGTTCATGACCGCAGGTCTCATAAACTACTCCACGATATGCAGTGTGAGAAATTTGAGCGTCATGCAGAGCAGATGCTTTGTTGATCTGCTTTTTGATCAGAGTAAGGGTGTTCATTGTGTTGTCTCCTAAAAGAATGGGTGGTTTAATCCCCGTTCCTTCAGTCGTTTTCGTCCCAAAAACATTCGGGTACTGCTTCTTTTACAGTTTCTACTAATTCGATCTTAACTAAAGCGTTGAGATCGTCATGTTTGGAAATCCGAAGCATAAGTGCATCGGCTTCCTGACATGAAATAGAAATGTATAGCAGTGACTCAAACATGGGATGAACGCTCCGTTCCGCGACTTACTTGCGTCCTATACAAGCACCTCGGTGCATTGACCTTCAACTTTAGACTCGAAATACGCTATCAGATTCAATCTAGACCGAAGATCTAAATTTTTATCTGACATGATCTCAATTCTTTGATTTAAGAACCTTTCACAAGACATATGCCACCCATAAGGTGACGGATCATGATTGGCTAAGGTCATTGCCAACAGAAGTGTTAGCATGGGATGAACGTACAAGGGTATTATATACCCTTTACATTATATAGTCAAGTATTTTTGTAACTTGTGATACAATTTTACTTTTTCTTTGACTTGTTACCCCAGTTAGCAGCGCCAACCTTGCGACATTTGACCAAAGCACCAGACGCATAAGCGCTAGGCCATACAGAGTAACGAGATTTTACCTTTTTATAGCAGGCATCCTTCTCTCCTGCTGCTTCACCCATGGGTTTCACATAGTTCTTATCGGGACCAGGTTTGCCACCATCGCCACCTTGGAACTTTCTCTTTACAACTTTATCTGTAGGAGTCCCACATGCGGCTTCACAGAATTGCCTAAATGTCTTCATTTCTTTTTACCGTGGGTAGATACGTTGATTGCCTTACCTTTTCTATTTGGGTTAGGATCTTCTCTTCTCTTTCTTGCTGCAGCGGCATCCTCTTCCTTGTCACTCATGGATGCTGCCATTTTTGATGAACCGCACTTTGGTTTGGTTTTTTGTCCTGGTTGTTTTGCGCAGGGTTTTCCTGCGTACTTACCGCCAAGTTGAACCCAACCAGGCTTGCCATCAGAAGACCTACTCTTGCCAAACCAGTCACGCAAAGAAGAATCACCACTTTGGTTCGCCTCGACGACTTCACCTTCTTGTTCATAACTTGCTTTTACGCAACGATTATATGTTTTACCAAAAAGTTTCTGGGTTCCGGCTTTCTTATAACCTTTCCAGCACTTCTTTGCTTCACTTACAGCGCCACCATTGCCGCCATTTCCATTGCCATTACCATTACCGTTTCCATTACCATTCTTCTTTTCGCCATCTTCGTGATCCTCATCTTTCATGAGTCTACCACTACCCATCACATGGTATCCCTTAGGGATAGGCTTGCACTTCTTATCAGTGTAACAGTAATATTGTCCTTTAGGACAGGTCTTATGACCTTCCATGAACTGCTTGAAACTTTTCATAGCAAGGTTATCTTACGAAGTTATTTATCCTCTTCAGATGCTCCATCATAGTCACCAAAAGCAAGGTGATCGTAAGTTCTTACCTTCTTCTCTTGATGTGCTTCATCATACATTGCGTTCAAGATAGTATCATACTCCTGATACCATCTACTACCAACAATTTGATTTACTTGCTGTTTGCGAACGGAATCAAAGATGAGTTTCCATTGTTCTCTGCTGAATTTCATAGAAAAATCGGTTTTAACTTAGGGGCTCCTTGTAAATGTCCATAATAACCCATGTTATACCAAACACAATCGATATAACGCAAGTCAGTACGCTTTGCATCCACTGTGAATTTGTCACAGTATTGAATAATCTGCTCTGGGACTTCAATCTGTGCAGGAGGATATGTGAGAGAAGTGGGATCGTCTATAAACATCACTCGTTACGGAAACCATCCCAAAAGTCATTCCAATCTGCTCGGGTAACTTCTGGATGACTGGAATTAGGAAGAACTGCAATCTTGTCACCTTTCAGACGGCGCAAAACATCTGCAGCGTGATCACCCAACATGCGATGATAGGCCATCTCTTCCTCAAGAGTCTCGACAATAAGATCAGCAATCTCAGTTGCAGATGCCTCAGATGACAGAGCATCTTGCACCCAAACTTTCAACTGCTCAAGCGAATAATTCTTGTAGTTGTCCTTAGACAGCTCTGGTGCGTTCTCAATCGTCATTTTCTACACTGTCTTTGATTGCTGCTTCCATAATACACTGGATCTGCTCCGAAGTCAACCCATTTAGCCAACTCCACTGAGGATCTTCACGATCCCATTCGATTTGAAACGATCCGTCTTCTTTTTGCTTTACGTCCATTACTTAAACAATACATTGAAGGAAAAACTAATCCTAGTGTGGTCTGTCTCATTTGTTCTAACTCCATGAGACAACCATCCAGGAAATAGTAGTATTTTACCAGGAATTGGTTTATGTGTCCATGACATAGATGGCAAATTTTGGAAAATTTTAGAAACTTTCAAAAATGGATTTGCAGAGGTGAAAAATATATCACCATCATCTCCATTTGTCTGAAAATAGACAACACCAGCAATGTCATAATGACCATGTTCATGGATATGAGCATATTGACCCTTTTGGTACATGGCCAACCAAGATTTGATCTCATACTCACCACCATCATAATTGAGGTGTTTGCAATATTCGCGAATATGCCGATCTATCTCTTTTCTGAGTTTATATAGATTATGCTTAAATAACAGATCTTCTCTAAATGTCGGATCTGTCAGATAATGGTTTCCTGAGGTAAATCCAATATCAGGCAATATATCGCCAAGTTGAGTTTTGATCTCTTCAAAGTTATCCAACTGCGAAACATACAGTGGAGTGGAAAATAGTTCCTCTATCATAATATCGACCCTACAGACACAAAAATAGCCGGGAATTTTTTTCCGGCTTTTTTGTAATTATTTTTTCTTTTTCGATTTGGCTGCGGGTGATTCATACCCCCAGTTCTTTGGGTTGCCATTACCGTTACCCCAATCCCATCCAACGAGACCAGCTCCAAACTTATCCCAGTAACAATCAAAGAGTCTAGTTTCTTTTCCTGAACGAGTTAAGTCATAGTGCATACGACCACCAAGATAATACTTGACGATCTTTGCATCTCGTGGTGCATCTCTAGTGTTTACTTGTTCCCAAGTTCCATCGGACACAATGATTTCACATCCGTACCGCCTTAGCGCTTCTGATTGCTCTTCTTTGGTCCAACTCACGGTAGGTTCACACTCGGTTTCCCCAGACGATATCGGGATAGGCTTCGGAGACAATTGATTGGTCAATTTTATACTCACTCTGTAGGTTTTTATCTTTGACGAGGTTCAAAACTTTTGCCTCATCTTTGTGAACGGCTTCTAGCAACTCGATGTACAGAGCCTCTCTACGAGTCCTATTCAAATCGATATTGCCACCCTTCACAAAATTGTACAGTGTACGGGTATGTTGATTCAGTCTGCTGACACCATCAACGGGATGCACTTCAGGATTCTCCTTGAAAGGAACATCACCCTTTGGAATTGCAGATTCAATCGATGGATCAAAGTTCCAAATCAAAAGAGATACAAGACAAGGATTGCGCAACTCTTTCAGTTGCTCAACCTTCTTAGCCCTGGTTCTTTGCTTGGAAATATGTGCAAGAATTTCACTTTGCAAAGGATTAGGTGGTAACTTTGCTGGTGTTTTCTTTTTTACGGACACGGTTTTAGTAGTCATTACTCCTCATCTTCAAGTTCATCATCATCTTCTGTTTCAAATCGAACAGCGATCAATTCATCTGGTATTACTCTGCCATACTGGTCAAACATTTCTGGATGTAACTCTGGTTCGTATGATGCGGCATCAGCGTATGACTTCCACACCCAACCGATGAGCACACCTAACATGAACCCCCCGATAACTACAAATGCTGCCATAATAGACACAACTGCTGTTAACATCGGTCAACCTCCTATTTCTCGTTTATTTCCTTACGAAGGAAATGTATATTCGATACACTCTACCAAACATGGTAAAGGATCGATCAATTAAAACCTTTGGCTTTCTTCTCCCAGATAAAATTGCATCAACACCCCTATTTATTGACATGAAATCAAGGTTGGTTTGCTTTGAGATAGGCGATTGCTTCTTTTGCTCCGCCGATCAACTCTCCGTCGATAATAACTCTTGGGAAGGTTGATTCTCCGAATTCACTTATGAATTGTTTTTTATCAAAGTGCTCACCCAGAGTATACTCCACATAATTAACTGCTGTCAAGTCTAGCACTTCTTTGATTAGTTTGCAATGCTTGCACCCTTCTTTAGAATAAACTATTGCTGTCATGTCTTTATACATGGGAGTTTTTATTTAGTATCAGTACAACCCTGGCATGGTTTCTGGATCGTCGAATAAAATATGCGGCCGCCAGGGATTGGCCTCCATTGATTCGACGGTTACTATATCACTAGCAACACTAACTCGAAGATCATGCAATGTTTGATCTGTTCCATGAACAACCCAACTAGGCCAAAGAACTAGACCTCCAGAAACTGTTTGGATTGCAAGTGCCTGCTCTTGGTCATATGGACTAGCAAGATACAGGGATGTATTAGATGCCTGAGGATAATACACACATGCAAGGTAAGAGTTTTCGCCAGAAACATGACAGTGCCTATTGACATGCTGTCCTTTCCGTAAACAATTAGCCCAGGTATGAATGTAGACTTTTCTACGTGCATACCCTTGTTCAATCATGAACCTGAGATAGTGTTCACGAATGATATTGAACAACTCTTTCTGGATATCATTAGTGGGGAATCTTTCTAGATGATTTCCACCCTTTCGATCTCCACTGTCATCCAAAAGGTTGTGCTGTTTCCAATGCTGAGTGAATTCGTATGGATCTCCAGTGTTTTTGATAACACCAGATACCAATTCCTCAGTTTCCAGAATCTTTTCACACTGTAGACAATAATCTACAAGTCTTTTCTTAAAGTCTTCTGTTCCGTGCTTAGCAATGTAGTATGGCATCCTGAAAACAGGAGCGAAAGGTGTATTCGCTTCACGTCCAGTCCATACTTTAGAATTATTCATCATATTCGTACGCCATATACGCTGCACCCATAGCGGTGCCAGCATCACTGCTCACTGGTTCTATGTATAAGTTCACATCCTTTGGAAGGTGTTTTAGATACTCATAGTTGGCCACACAATTCAATGCACAACCACCAGTGAGGATAAGGTTATTGCATTTAGTATGCTCCACACATCTCTTGAGAAGATGCGTCATATAGATTTCAAAGTCTTTCTGAATCCTCCAGGCAAGATTGCAAAGAGGTTCAAACTTTTCATGGTATCGATCTAGATCCTCAAACTTACCATCAAACTTCACATAGTCATAAGGAATAAACTTAGCACCATACTGAACTCGGTGGAACATACTCTCATCAATTGTCTCTGGATCTTTCAAGAAAGGTTTGATAAGGGGATCAAACTTACCATACCCAGCCAGTCCCATGAGAGTTCCAGACCCTAGTTCACCAAATCCATAGTAAACAGACATTGCCTGGTGAACCATTCCAATTCCCATCTCTGCCTTCTGATTAATGTAAGGCAAGTCTGGGTATGGACGATCACAATCAACAAAAGTAGGAGTTACCGTCTTCCATATACATTGGAAACTTCCATCAACAACATGATAAACACTCTC